ATTTCTTTGCCTTTTGCCATATCTTATCTCCTATGCATCCTGCGCTTCATTTCTGCTTCGCGCCTCTTGTTTTCCTCACCAATATCTTCTGCTGCTTCTGCATATTCCATCAGAAATCCTCTGATGCTTCGCTTCCGAAGCTCATAGCTGGCATCGTGGAAGACTCTGCAGTAGTCTCTGATTGCTCTTCTGAGCTGTCTTCCGGTAGTTCTTCCGATGGAGTCATAAAAAGCCTGCCTACCTTCATAAGGGTGTAAACATCCTTACCCTTAATCTGGAGCATGTCTTCAAATGTATAGAGTGGATTTATGGCGATGATGGCCGCCATTCCAAGATAAAGGTGGAATGAATAATCAAGTTCCATTGTGCCTGTAGCTCCACCCTGAAATCTTACTGAGCCTACCTGCTTGTTTTTCATGGCTTCCGCTTCTGCGAAGAGTGCAGGTGTGATCTCATCAAAGTCATATTCAAGTTCTGAAACATTCTTCCCTTCAAGAAGAATGGGTTTTATAAGTTTAATAGTCTCTTTCATAGCTTTGTCCCTTTCTTAAAAGAAAAGGCACTCTCCGGTTAAGAGAGTGCCCTGCTTTGTTTGTAGCTTTAGATTCCCAGAATCTGCTCCATCTGAGCGCCATAGTCATCATAGCCAGTGCCGTTCCATACCTGGCATTCGCCTGTGAGCTTGTCAACCTTCCAAAGAAGGAAGTTGTCGATGTAGAGCTCATAGTGGCTCAGCTCATAGGTTGTCTCAGGTTCTGATGCATCTCCAGGATTAACACTGATCTCGCCTATCTTCTTGGCAACACCAATGACATGTGCCTTGAGCTGCTTCGGTGTAATCTTACCGCTTGCTGCAACCTCACTCTGACAAGCAGTGATGTAAAGCTCGCGGCTTGAAAAACCTGAAATGCTGGCGTACTGCTTTGATGCACCTGTTGCCTTGATGGTCATCTCCATGGACTCAAAGAGTCCGGGAAGTGGCACATTATATGCACCCATGGCCTTTACTTCAAAAGTCTGGGCTTCAATTCCGGGAAGTGTTACTTCTGCGTCTTCGAGCGCGAGTGTCTTCTTGCCGCCTGTGACGTCATAGACTCTGCTCCCCTGAATAGCGGTCATTTTTTCCATATCAGCCCTCCTCTCCGAATAATGCCTGGAATCCTTCGTCTGTATATGTCACCTTGGCTGTAGCGCTCTTAAGCTGAGGTACTACTGTCACAGTGATGTTCCATACGAAATCTCCGTTAAGCATATCGTTTACACTGTTCTCGTCCTCTCTGAACTCGCAGGTAGGTGAACCGATAAGGGCTCCGATACTCTTTAAGATATCAAGCTCCTGCTGTTCTGAGATTCTGATAGTCTCTTTTGCTGCTACTGTGAGAGGCTGGTCGATCTCTGTTCCATGTCTTCTCTGGAATCCATTTGTACAGAACATCAACATGCGGATATTTGTGTCGAAAATGACAGCTGCATCCATGGCTGTGTTGTACTTGTATGCAGCGGTATGACCGCCCCATAAATTCCATGCGCCTTCCCAGTATGCAATTGTGGTGATACCACTTGCATTGAGTGCGTTTGCTTCCTGATCGTCGAATCCGGGATTTGCTACTCCCTCACCAAAGTACTGACCGGTTGCCATGATCTCATGGTTTGATGCAGACACATAAGGTATTGCATCATTGTCAGAATCGATGTAAAGGGTTTCAGCAGCAAATACTACGGACATATGGTAAATCTTATCCGCATTTTTCACCTGCGGCCAGAATACCTTTGAGATCTCGGATGTATATCCGTTCTCTTCCTGCCACTGCTTTGCCTTCTCGATGGTATCGATGCCGGTTGTGGTAGTGTTCTTCTCATAGTAGGTCGTTCCCGCCTCAACAGTCACATCTGTTGTGAGCACATACTCATCATCAACAAGAACATACCAACCCTGCTCCTGAGGATTCTCTGATCCTGAAGTTGTAACGGGTGTATATGTAACTGTTGTGTGTGCAAGCGGAATGTCTGCGAGCACAAATGCATCCCAATGTCCGTTGATCTTCTGTGCAGCCTGGACCATTGCCTTGTAGACTGCAGGAATCATTGAATATCTGGGGATAGCAATGAGATTGCAGATTGCATTGTAATCTCTGTACAGGAGCTTGATTGCCTGAAGACCTGTAACTGTTCCATCATCTCCTACAGCGCCGATGATATCTGCCTGGGTAATGGCAGTAACATCTATTTCGTAGTAGGCTACTGTGACATCTCCTGTCATGGGAGTTTCTGCCTTGCTGGAATCGATGAGAACTGTTCCTTCTGCCATGTCATAGGAGAGGGTATAGTCTGTACCTTCCACCTTTCCGTCGATGGCTACTGTATCAAGAATTACCTTTGTAGAATCAAAGGAAGCCTTGCCAGCTGTGAATGTTACAGTTGTCTCTGTCTGTGTGCTCTTTCTGTGAGTATCAGGATTGAGCACATTGATGATGTAGATAGGACCGATATTGTGCTTCGTGTTGTTGAAGTGATAGTCGGTCACTTCATTGAGTGAATAGTCATCCCAGTTCTCGGAATAACCGATCTTGTTGTATGCATCTGTAAGGCTCATCACCTTAACGGGCTTATTGATAAGTCCTTTGGATGCATATCCCCTGATGAGATTGACAGGGGCTGTACCAACATACAGGACGACTTCTTCAGCCTGCGCAGCTGATTTAGCCTTGCTTGCGGTGCGCTCACCGTATGTTCCATGCTTATAAGCCATGCTGTTTTTCCTCCTCTTTTAAATGTCTAATAGATCAGACGCAACTCTTGTCGCGCCAAGCTTTACTGAGAAATCGATATATCCCTGCCAATATGGATAGAATAGATATATGCTATCTTCCTCATCTTTGTACATGCTGTATTTAATACCTTTGTCGAGGTCAACCCTCATGCCTTTGATATATTCAGTCTCCTTGATATGCTTAAGGGTCTCGTCCTGAAGATTTACAAGATCCTTCCACCCGTCAAGGGTGCGTGCATATCCTTCGGTATTCGGCGTATATGCCACTCCGCCGAGCTTTGATATATCCTCATGTGGTTCGAATACGACATGCTCTCCGGGGTTCCATACAATGAATGATATCCTCACTCTAATTGACTTTTCTCCCGTTCCAATGCCCTTGAATTGTTCCTCTGTATCCAAGAACTGCACACATATAGAAGGAGCATGTGGCAGATCTGCATTTACGCTTGATGGCGGTACAAAGTAAGAAAAGACTGACGGATTCGCAAACTCAGGCTCATAGTCAGCATCATCAACGTCTTCTGAAGGTACTTTCAGCTCAACTCTTGGTGCGATCTCTTCCTCAATCCAGCAGCGCAGGTCTTCAATGAGTTCAACATTTATCATCTTCCAACCCTCCTCTGGATTGCCACGCTGGCTATGCCCTTGTTCTCAGTCCAGTAGACAACCTTGCACTCCTTGCCATCAAAGTTGATAATCCCTCCGGGGTTCACTTTCTTGACTTCCCTGCTTCTTGCAAAGAACATCATGTCTGCGCTATCCACGGCTGTATTACCACTGGCCTTGAGCTCATCAAGTTTGTCTGAATCAAGAGAGATATTCACCTTGGCTCCGTCTATCCTATGAGTTTCTGCGAAGTCTTCAAGCTCAAGGAATACGCTCTCGTTATCCGCAAGGATCTGTTCGGCAAGTGTCATGCTTTCCTACCTTTCCGTTTACGCGGCTTCGGAACAGCTTTGGATACAGGCTCATTCTCAGCCGGGGCGTCCACCTTAGCTTCAACTTTTACCTCTTCCTCTACATATACTGCATTACCTCTCCTTACAAGTCTCTCCTCTTCGTCTTTATCGAGGGAAAGCCTCTTTCCAGGCGGAGCAATCTGAATAGTTCCGTCCTCTGCTTTGTAACCATATCTTCCTTTTGTGATCTCAATCATAGTCTCTCCTTAAGCTCTTGCTTCACGGATTGCTTTTCTGAGCTCTTCTTTGTTTTTACCAACGGGATTAACCCCGGCCTTCTTAGCAAGCTCCTTAAGAACCTTGTAGTCGGTTATTGAATCAAGGTTCTCTTCATCTTCGGGAAGCTCCTCAGGAATCCCCTCGGGCACTTCTGAAGGTATCTCTTCTGAAATCTCCTCTGTTGTTTCTTCGGGTATTTCATAATCTGCAGAATCCTCTTCGACTACTGTATTCGCCACTTCGATAACAGGCGCTTCCTCATTGGTATCCGCTGTCACAAGAATGCCATTCTTGATGTGAGATGCAGCGAGCGCATCGTCCATCTCAAACGGTGCGCTCGTGTTATCCTTCTGTATTACTGAGTTTGTATTGGGGTTAAAAAGCCCCAGTGTTCCGCAATATTTTTTACTTACTTTGACTAACATAATTCCTGCCCCTTTCTTGCCAGTTCATCAGAGAACTGTTGCGCTCACAAACGGATTCTTAACGTTAGGAACCATCACAGGCTTAGCCTTAAGAATAAGCGTCCTTACGTCATCGTGAGAATTGGTTGAAACCTTAGGAACACGTCTTCCTGCGTAGGTTACATAATCGTCAACTCTTTCCTCGATCTGAGTTACAGAACCATATGCTGTGCGTCCGATTGCAGGTGCAGTAACTACTACCTTGCCAGAGGGAATAAACAGCTTGCTGGTCTTAGACTCGTCTGTATACTCAAGATCATAAGAGAAGATGTTCATAATTCTTCCCTTAACATTGAGCACTGCGATAAGTGTTGCTCCGTCAGGAAGTGCCTCAGGTTTTACGCTTCCAAGTTCGAACCTTCTGTTGTCGAGAAGCTTCTGAATTTGCTCATTTCCAAGAATGACATCAGCAACGTCACCGGCAACGATTACGTCTGTAGCAGGAAGTCCTCTCTTCGTAAGCTTTCCTGCCATAGCTGCAAGGTCAGAAATGATAGCCGTGGAGGTTGTACTCCATGATGCTCCGGGTGTATAGGTTGCAGGGTTTGATACCTCGCTAAAGAACTTGATGTTCTTTTCAATGAACTCAGATGAGCCATATTTGTCAGCGTACTGCTTAAGTGTGTACTCGTTATTGAGAAGCAGTGATGCAGCCATCTGCTCCTCTCTGAGGTCGATCATTCTTCCAAGATCCTGCACATCATCTGCAAGGATCTTAGCTTCTCTCTGCTGAGGAGTAAGGGTTCCTCCAATCACTTCGCCTGCAAGTCTATTCTCAAGATCCTCAGGCTTCAGAGTTCTCTCAGGTGCGATAAGCGGAGGCTCGATCTCGTGTGTCTCGTAGCCGCGTCTGTCTACCGGGATTCCGCCCTTTCCGGGAAGTACGGCAGGAGCGATCACGTTGTTCTGCTCGTCCTTATAGTCAATATTTACCTTCTTTGTATTGAAAATATCGCTTTCTCCTGTGGGGAAATATCTGTCGCGAAGGAATGTTGCCTTGGGTGCGATAACATCCTTTGCGGCCAGAAGTGTCCTTGTATCGTAAAGATTAATGCTCATTTTTGTCCTCCTAATCAAATTCCGGCAATGATATAGATGCCTGCGTTTTTAAGGGCAACCTTATCTGCCTCTGTGAGTGTGTATCCTGTTTTGACAATAAGGCTCTCTGCCTTAAAATCACCGGATACATATACGTTTGCAACTGCGTCGGCGTTTGTGGCATCAACATCATCCGAAAGGATTACCTCTGCGGTGCCTGCTGATGTGTCGGCCAGTACGAACTTATTGTTTGCATTCCTCATGAGGACTGATCCTCTCTTGAGTTTGCCTTCACCCGAAAGCACTGTGACTGTACCGGTTGCCAGTGTGTGCTTATCATCCGCGATAAGGTTGTCAGGTGTAAATCTCTCTACTAACATCTCTGTCTCCTCCTATTATTTTTTTACTGCTGCATTAAGAATTGCTGCGCCATCTTCAATGTCTCTGTTCACTGTCTCTTCCTCTGATCCACTCACAGGTTCAGGAACGATGTTATTCACACCTGCTGCCTGCTGCTCAAGCTGGCGGTTTTTAAGGAACTGCTGACCTTTTGCCTGTGAATTTTGAAGTGCCTTGAGTGCCAGCTCTGAAGCATTCATTGGTGTTTCACCGTACTTTGCTTCATTCACAAGCTCTGCACTGATCTTGTCAGCAATTGAGTCAATTTCCTGCAGCCTTTTTCTCTCTGCTGTAACAGCTTCTGCTACCGCATCCTTGACGGCTTCTGCGTTCTCGCTCTGAGCCGTCTGCTTCACTTCTTCCACAATCTGATTAACCAGATCGGGATGCTTCGCTTTCAGTTCGTTCATATCCATGCCCTTTTCCTCCTTGTTTGATTTTGATGGATTATCTATACCAACCGGCTCAGAGCCGTCTGATATCATTTGCGCCGGCGCAATTTCGCCGATTTTGGAAAACATTGGTGCCTGCATGTTCATAAGATTATGCGGAATGCCGTTCACTATGAACATTGAGGAGTTCTGTACCCTGTCAACTACAGGCTCAGACTTACCTACCACTTCATCAGCAAAGCCCTCACCTACAGCTTCGTCTGCTGTCATCCATGAGGTATTTTTCATCATCTTTAAGATATCTTTCGTGTTTCTTCCTGTCCGGTCTGCAAGAATCTCGGCTATCCTTTTGTCCGTTGATTCAAGCATCCTGTCGATCTGTTCAAGGCTCTCACGGTTGTAATAGCCCACAAGGCCGGCGGATGCGCAGTGCACCATTGTCTGTGAACCTATAGAAACCTGTCTGTGGTCTCCTGCCTGAGCCACTATCGAAGCAGCGGAAGCGGCAAGGCCATCCACCACTGTTGTGGTTTCAGCTTTAAGTGCTCTTATTTTGTTGAATATGGATATGCCTGCATCCACGTTTCCGCCTACGGAATTGATATAAAAAAAGACCTCATCCATATTGGATAAAGCCTCTATATCGTTCAAAAAGCTCTTTAACTCTATAAAAAGTCCTGAAATTTTCTCTCCTGTCCACCAGTCGACAGGCACCTCCTCAACAATCTCACCGTAGAGATTCACTTTTGCTGACTTGCCATCTTCAGCTTTATTGATCACGTATGGCATCAAATTTGGATGCATATTCATAAGTTTTGGCATGTTTTTTCTCCTTTTTTCGTTATTTTTTGACCGTTTTCTTATCTTTTTCTGCCGTCATCCCAGTCTGAATCATCTTCTGTATCGTCGTCTTTTTCTTCTGAATTATCGCTATTTTTCTTTGATGTTTCAGTGGTTTTTACAGTGTTCTGCTGCCCTGTGCTGCCTAGAAGTTCCGTTATCCTTGCATGTTCCCTTGCAAGCTGTTCAATATTGCTGTCAAAGTCACTTCCATTTAGCCTTAATGCACTGTCAGCATACGTACTGAATCCAATTGAGCACGCAAGCTGTTCTGCCTGTATCTCCTTTGTAGGATCAAGCATACCCTGTGAAGGTCCTATCCACTCAGAGCCAAGCCATGCGGCCGCTATCGCCGGATCGTCGAAAAAGCCTGGGGCGTATATCCTTCCGCTTGCAACAGCTTCGGTAAACCATACTTCATACACAGGTTTGCAAAAATCATTGACAAACCATGTGCGGTACATATTAAAGCTCTTCCACGCTTCCAGAAGCGCAGCTCTTGATGCTGAATATGATGCCGTGAAAGACTTCAACAGGATCTCCCTCGGAATCTCAAGTGCTGCTCCTATCTGAGTTGCAATCGCGTTTATAAATCCTTCAAAACCATTTGCAGGCCTTTTGGGATCTCCAAACGTTACATCTTCTCCGGGATTCATTACATTTATCTGCCCCGGTCCCATCTCATACTCGTTAGGATCATAGCTTGCTTCCTGTTCGGGGTATCCTGCCCCGACCTCGTTGTATGGCATATCTCCGGGATCCTCTGCGGCCGTTTTGATGAATGCCGTAAAGAATGATTCAATAACCGCCGCCGTGATCTCCGCCTCTGTGTACCTGTTTATGTTCAAGAGCTCTACTATTACCGGCGCAAGGAATGTCACCCCTCTGTACTGATCCGGGCGTTCTGTGGTTACTATCTGAAGCATATTCGGGAGCCCTGTATTTTCCCCTGTGATCTCTATCCTCTTAAAGCTCGTGGGAACGTCCACGATCTCAAACGGGTAAGTATTTCTGATCCAGTATGCTACAGCGCAGCCTGTTGAATCTATCTCTACTCCGTCATATATCGGGTTTCCATTCTGTTTGTTTTTCCCGGTAGTGGACGATATATCAAAAGCGAGCCCGCTTTCCTGTGGCGTTGCCACCCTGTCAGCTTCGATTGCGCGAAGTCTTAACCTGTATGGAAGCTTCGGTGTCGGCTCTCTGTTCTGTAACAAAATAAATACATCTCCTGACTGCAACCAGCTCGACATCAGCATCTGCTGAAATTCATAGAAATTGTTAATTCCTGTAGCATCGCAGGCTTCTTTTTTATCAGCCCAGAGACCAAATTCGCGCTTTACTGCCTTCACCCATTCCGCCGTCTCGTCCTCATCCATTCCGAGAAATTCCGCGTCGGGTCGTGGATTTAGTTTGAGTCCAAGCCCTATTGTGTTGGTTCGGCTGCTCTTGATGGCCGATGTGGCTATGGGATTTCCCATATACATCAGTCTTCCGCGCTGCCTTAGTGTGTAATTGTTGTAATCGATATCCTCCCTCGGGCTTCCTGATACAGCTTTAAAGCCTTTGGTAGATCTTTTTCTTGTGCTCGCACCTGCTGAACCGTAGCCCTTAGTGCCATTTATAAATAAATCCGGCATCGTGATCTCCTTTTATTATTGGGCTGAGTGAAAGGGGCAGGTATTACCTGCTAAAGCCTCAGCCCAGCATAACGTGTATACACGCTACACCCATGATTTACCAGTCGCGCAGTACTACGCCCATCGCCCTGCGGGGCTTTCTTCCTGCTTCAAGCTCTCTCTTTTTTGCCATCAGCTTGTTCCACGTCTGAAGCACCTCTGTCGCGCTCATTGCCTGTCTTGTAACTGACCGGCTTCCAAGTGAATATGAGGTGACTGCTCCGCTACCTGACATGACGGACTTTCTAGTAGTAACGAGTCCGTCAAGATCATTGATAGTTGTTTCGTATTCAAAGTTGGCGCTATAAAGTGAGACAATATAAGGTATTCCGTGCTCTGTTTTACCGTCATAATTTGCCATTACCAATCATCCTCTCCTAAATCTCTGCGCCTTCTCTGCTGTTTTTTCTTTACCGGCGCAGGCTTTTTTGTAGTCTCTTCAGGGTGGAGTCTTAAATAATTAAGCCTGTCCATGTTGGGATGGAGTACCTTAAAAGCCGCGTTGGCGTAATTCCTACAGTCAAGAGCTTCGTTGCGCTCATGCCCGGGTATCTTCTCCCATCTCCACTCCCCCTTCTGATTGCGAACCATATGTTCTGATAAAAGTCCGCTGAAATAAAGAGAGTCATATCCCTTCGTTCTGTCTAAAGGAAAATGACTCATTCTTGCTCCAGGCTCTTTTACTTTAAGCCCAGACATTATATGTTCCTTACCTGCATCTACTCCGATGAGGTAGAACCATGTCGTACCGCTGTGGTGCGCTGCGGTATTGTATTTCGCCTTTTTAGGCGGTGATGTATATGGTGTATCCGGTTTATTTGCACCTTTTATTGCGAATACTCTCTTGCCTATCCGCATGGCACATTGCTCATAGACTTCCTGTGTATAGTGCCCGCCTGAATCTACGAATGTGAGCCCGATTTTAATACCTTGCCCGTTTTTATACCGGTATACCCTGTCAATGACTCCATCCAGCTTGTACCATGTTTCATCATCAGCCGGATTCCCGTCAATAATACCTTTTTCAATTCCCCAGTTCTCTTCAAAAAATCCATATCCTACGACCTCGTATTCGAGGCGGTTGTCCTGGGTGTCAACTCCACATGTAAGACACAACACACCGTCGGGCAGCTCGGCTCCGTAATCCTCGGCACGGTTGGCGATTGTCTCCTCGTCTTCGAGGTCGCCTCTGTTCTCCCACAGCTGGCCGAACAGTGTGTTGTAGACTGTCTGAAGTTTTTCAGGATCCTTCCTTGCCTCCAAAAACCTTGTTACAATATGGCTCCACTGAAGCCATGGACTTGAAAAGCCGTTTATCCAGAAGGACCTTGCTCCGTTCTTTATTGCCTCAGGGCTCTCTGCTACCCATCGCATCGGCTGATGCTTTACTGTCTGCTCATCGTGGTAACATCCACACTTAGGACATACCCAGCCTACTTCATCCACGATATACTGTATATCTCTTCCGTTCTGAATTTCGTGGTGTTTGAAACGGATATTATCAAATTCTATGTATGAATACTCGCCGCAGTCAGGGCACTGTACAGACCAGTATTCCTGCGTTCCTAGTTTAAATAAGTCATCTATCTTGCTGTCTCCTCTAATTGTCGGCGTTGATACCGCTACCATCTTCGAATTGTAAAACGTTGACGTTCTGGCTTCCAAAAGGCTCCAAGGATCGCCCTCAGTGCCTGCTGACTTTGCCCATCTGTCAAGCTCATCTCCAAAAACATATCTTGACGGTACCGATGCGAGCTCTCGCGGTGCATTGGTACCGGTTATAGTAAGCATTCCTCCTGGGAATGATTTCTTGTAAATCGTATTATTTGAATCGCGTCCCTTCGCTTTGGCCATTTTATTTCTGACCGGAACGGTGTCTCTTATCATGGCCGAAAGTCTTCTTTTCGAGAAGTCTTCGCCATCATCCTTCGTTGGCAGCGTGTACATTATCGGTCCAGGATCCTGATCCACCACATAGCCGAGAAGATTAAGCAACATCTCAGTCTTTCCGACCTGTGACGAAGCAACCACAACTATCCGGTTGATCCTGTCATCGGAGAAGCTGTCCATAATATCCTTAAGATAGGGCGTCCTTGATGTCTTCCATCGTCCTGCCTCTGCAGAATTCTCGGATGAAAGCCTTCTGTATTTGTTCGCCCATTCAGACACAGTAATGTTCTCAGGTGCTTTGAAATGCTGACAGGCTCTTGAAATCACTGTCTGCAAGCGTTTCATATCACCCGAAAGCTCATTATTCACTGTTTTCGTCTGTTTCTTTGTCTGTTTCTTCACTCATCCACTTTTCTCTTTCTCTTACCATCTTCTTATATTCCTCCGGATTATAGGAATAATCCTTGAGCGAGTTCAAAATTTCGTTTACAGCCTTCTTTATAAAGCCTGCTGCCTCAGAAGCTGACTGAGCCGATGCCACATCTACAGCGAGCATTCCAGGAAGTGCCAGGAGCTCCGCCCTTACTGCCATGACAAGATCTGTTGTAATTGCTTCCACATCATCAGACCTATGCATTGTGGCTTCAAGTTCAGCTTTCTTCATCTGCTCAATTGCTGCTTTTGCTTCCTTAAGATCAGCCTCTGCCTTAAGCTTCCTGGCCTCGTCATCCATGACCTCAAGCACCGGGTTCTCTTTATGTCTCTTCAGATATTCTATGTAAATCCTCACTGATTCCTTGAGATTAAATTTCTTTTTCCCGCTCTCGGTTTTAGATGTGAGGTATCCTTCATCTTCCAGCTGTCTTATTCTGTTGTCTGTCAGATCTAACCATGAGGCAAGCTTCCTTGTCGGTACCCACACCTCACCATCTATGTCTACCTTCTGCATTTTAGCTCCTTGCAAACGAAACGAAATGATCAAAAATTTTTTTCAAAAACTAAGAGGAAATTGCACTCGCCAGCACCGCAGTCATAAAAGTCTGGCTGACAGTACCTTTACGCTACTTTCTTACTCTCCACACTGCTACGCGAAAATTTTCACTCCTACCCCTCTCCTCTCTCTGCTCTATTTCATGAATCGTTTAATCTGATTTTCTAAAACTTTTGCAGCTTCTGTTTCGATTCGTTCATAGATGGCGGCGTTGACTTTCTCATTGTCAATCATCTGAGGAATTGAAAGCGTCTTTACTGCTTGGATTGGAAGCCTTGCAGATGTTTCTCTCTGAAAAGGAATGTGTGTTGTGCCTTCACTTCCTGAAGCTCCAAGGAATACCTTTGAGCCAAGGGCTTTCTTTTGTCCCTTGAATATAGATGCCTTGACTGTATACCGCCTATTCCCTGCAGGGCGTGCCTTGGGGGTCATACCGAAATGGGTAGGCGTTAACACCCTGCCTTTATATACAAGATATAAACTGTCTACTGTCTTGCCTGCGAGTGATACTGATCCAGCCCCCTCCTTAGATGCAGACTGTTTTATCTCTGCCTTCTTAATACCGTATACACTGGATACCTCCTGGGCTACCCATGCAGGTGTCCTTGTGCGTAACTGGTTAATAGTTCCCTTGAGTGCCTTCTCGCCACCATCAGGCAGACTATTCAATTGTTTTACAACCTGAGCCTCATTCTGAAATGTGACGTTAAGTGCTCCCTTTGTCATATCGTTATCCTCTTTATATGCAATATAAAAGGACTGAATTGCTCCAGTCCTTTTATAAACATATTCAATTTTCTACTTCGCTAATGAACTGCTCCATCAACTCTGTAATTTTAGCCGCTTGGCTGACTCCAGCTTTTTCGCAAGCCGTAGCGAATCTATCTGCCACATCTTTTTTTATTTTATACGATTTTGCTATAAGTCCAACTTTTTGCTGATACTTACGTGTGGCAATAGTTTGTTTTTCTGGCTCTCCTATAGGCAATTATTTCACCCCCTCACGTATGTTTAGGGTTAGAGAAATAGCTAATAGAACAACCGTAAATACATTTAGGATTGATATCCCCGTCCTAATTGTACTGCAAATTGTGCATAACAAAGCTGCAATCTGCGCATAAATAATTTGTTTTTTCATGGTATATTTCTTTCAGATGGCTTATAATGCAGGTAGGTGGTGATGTTGATAACCACCTACCCGAAGCACTTATTTAAAGAGGCTTACTATGTTGGTTATTGTCGCAGTTGCTAGGCTGAGAGCTGTTAACCACCAAAGTATTTTCTTTTTTAAGTGCTTCTTTTTATGCTTCTTTTTAGCCATCCATTTACCTCCTTTCTAAGTATTATCCCCTCGGGACAATATTATAATATCATAGGGTGCGCCCTATGTCAACACTTATTTACAAGAAATTTTAAATTTCTTGTAATCCGCTTACAGACTAACTTTGCTGAGTTGTCGAGTAAGTGAAAGGAGGTGACAAACTATTAGTAGTCAATAGGTCATGATGTATGGTTTTGAATCATCATATAGCAAGCTTCGTGAAATCGCTGGGCTTAAAAAGCAATCCGATTGCGCCGGCGCAATTTTATGCATGGCAAAACCCACCGGGGTAGTGTCCGGTGGGTCTGTCTAATGATTTTCTTATGAGGTCTTATGAGTTCTTCTCTCTCAATTCTCCGATATCATCATATAACATTTTTACGTCCCTCAATCGGCGAGTTTATATTTTTTGAGAAATCTCATAATAAAATTTTTGTTTGTACTTACGGAATTCATATTCTGAAATATTGAGTCCTTCTTTCACCAGCTGATAATATGTCCTTCCATGGCCTACGTGTAAGAGCATGAAGTGAAATAGTTCTTCAGGGGCACATTCGCGGATTGTATTCTCCAACAGCTCCTTTTTCCGATATATTTCTGCCCTTTTCATAGCCAGTTCAACTGTAGGATCATAATCTCCTGATGTCTGTACCTTATCCTGATCGTAGGTGATGGCTCTTGAAGTGTCCGGTTCAACGGACAGCTCAGATACCCACAGCGGATATCTAAGGCACCAATGAATCGCTGTGATATAGTCCTCTGTGGGAATGTAATATTTGTTTGATTTGCTAGGCGCTCTGTATTTGCTCATCTTCGTCTCCCCTCTCATACAACCTGCTGCCCGAGAAGCAACCTCTGTCCCCAGGTTTTCCCTTGAATTATTTTTCATCCCCTGCTGCCCCTCAATGCTTTTTATTTCCTGGTCCTTGTACTGATGTATGCTATTGTTACGCAGATAATTGCTGTAATTGCTATTGCCGTCATGTTCATACCTTATCCTCCATCTCATTTATGGCTTTCATAGATTCTTTTTGCATCGTTAAAGCCCTTGATATATCCGTTCGTATACGTTGCTACTTGCTTCAAAGTATATGCTAAACAGATATAGCCCGGAATTAGTAATATAACCACGATTAATTCAATCGTCATTCCCATCGTCTGCTCCTTTACCAATTACCATGAAGCAAAATGCATAAATCATAGCTCCAAGAAATCCCATCAAGATTAAACCACCTAATGCTAGTAATAACTGTATAATTATTTTTAAGGCTAAAATCATTTCTTATCCTCACTATCTGATTTGTACTTGCCAAGAATCTCATCTATGCTATCAAGGTCTATAACATTTATATATTCGTATGTGTTATTCGGATTAACTACTGAAAAAGTATTGTCTAATATCTCATCTCTTACCTTGTCAAGAACCTCATTAACGCCATCTGAATAGCCTTTTTCACTTTCTTGCGGCTCACTTCCTGCCTCCGCATCTAATACTGTCGGAGCATCCAAATTTTCAGCCATAGCAATTACAATACCTGTGCCTATTGGTGTGTCTTTATATCCACCTGTATGATTTAATACAAAATTAAGTCTTGTATCAAGTTTATCACTATCAATCAGCCTTCCATGCCCTTTAGGAAGTGGTATGCCGTTCTTAATCGCATTGACTACATCTTCAACATCTGATGGTAACATGTATCCATTACAAGTTGCTTTATAGGAATCTTCTGATATTTTGATTGCTAATTCTATATCTGCCATATTTATCCCTTGCTTTCCTGTAGCTCATATGCCTTTGGTTTTGGCATCCATGCATCTACATTTTCAATATCGTTGTTTTCGAAATTATAAAAATCTTCATCAAAAACATCTTCCGATACATAATCGCCGACACTTACCAATACTTCTTGTCCGTTATCTGGCATTGGACTATCAATCATGTAACATAATTCTTCGCCATTCTGCTCGAAGTAATCTTTCTTTTCTTCCTCAGTTGGTTTTCTAGTTATAATAGGAATCCATCTTGGCTCTTTCTCTAATAACTCTAATATCAGCTTGTGTTCTTCATAGATTTTTCCATGCGGTTCTTCGCCCTTGAGTCTCGCCCACATTTCACAGCCTTCAATTTGTTTTAAGCAATGGCTTTTTAATTCTTCTCTTGTCATACTCCCTCACTTTCCTGTGGCTCAATCCTCTGTACAGCTATATATGTTCTCAATTTCGTAGCTGTTGGAACAACAATCAGGGTATAAGCCTTGGCATAATTCCGACAAATATTTATGTGCTTCTTTCTCTGCTTCTTCCTTTGTGTCGCATAAAAATGATGTTTTAATCTCTATGGTTGCTTCAACTTCCCACTCTTTATCCATTTATGCCTCACTTTCCTGTGGTCTTATAAGCGATAAATCAAAGTTGCTATGAATAAATTCAAGCGTCAATTCATGGTTTACTGCATTACCGAGTTTTTCATATATCCAATACATATCATTTTGCGTAAAGTTAGTGCCGAGATAATTGTTATAGCCACAAAGTAAAGAGTTTCTCCACTCAATATTCCTCTTATTTGTGGCGTATGGTTCTCCCTTTGCAATCGGTCTTGAACACCATTCAAGCAATTTGCATATAACGTCTCCCTTGTCCTTACAATCAGTTGCCGTAAAATAAACATTTCCTCTGTCAGAGATAATCAACTCACCACACGAATTTATATAACTTCCGCCAAAGTGTTTCATTACTTTAAAAATCTCGTCAATCATTCCTCACCCCTCATATCTGCCTTATACGGCTGTGGTATTATACATTCTACCTATCTGATCATATAGTTTTTTACTTATCCGCATCTTTTATTTCGATGGGTATTAAATCCCCTTTTGAGTGATATAGCCATTCATAGTGATATTTATCTACGTTGGAACCATCGACCTGAGTAATCAAATACGTAGTCCTGTCATTTAACCCTACAAAATCCTTGTAATACTCATCCTGCCCAACTCTGTATGTGATTTCTAACTGATTATCGTTGTTATCCTTGTTGATAGAACACCATCCTTCGAATTCCAGCATCACTACATCTGACTGGTTGTTTATGATTGTAACTTTCCTGTATATGTTAAAGTTGTCAGCTTCTTTACTAATGTTGTAGCTCGCTACGCTCGCCTCATCCTCACAACCTGTCAATACGGTTACCATTATTACAAGTGCCATCAACACTGAGATAATTTTCTTCATTGCATACCCTCCGATTAGTTGCTAACTTATTTGTTGAATTAAAACTTATATCCTATTGCCACCATCTGGTTGCCAAACATTATCGATATCTGAAAATCCCTGTGCTGCGGAATATATACAATGGCAAATGAAAAGCCATATGCTATATCTTCATTCGCAGCTATATAAAACCCTTTTCCCATATCTCTCCTTTGTGTAAACCTGCACAGCATTGTAGTCAAATTTTCTTTGAATCATTAATGGTTATGCTGCGCAGGGATACTGACTGCTGCCTCAGGGATTTCCTGAGGCTTAGTGTGTGATAATTTCCTTATGAGACCTTTTTCTATTTGTCCAATGGCATCACCCGCCTTTTATGCTGAAGCCCATATGGCTATCAACGCTATAACCCACAGAATAGCTGCTGCCTCAAACATTTCCTTACTCATCCGGGCTTCTTCGATCGTAGTTGAGAAGTACTTTTTCCGCCCGCTCTTTCCATTTATCTAAGACCTCGGCGTCTACTTTTACTGATGTCATCTGCGGAAGCATGATATTGATCCTCTGATGCTCAAGAGCTTCGATGATGACCTCGGCGTCTTCCTTCTCAATCTTGTATTGCGGTATAACATCCCAGGACCAATCCTTAAGATTGTTTAATACGGCTGTGATCCTATCCCACTTGGCCTGTTTTTCTTCTTTCGTCTGTGCCTGTCTCATTCTCTGCTCTTCCTCCATTCGATCATAATGTTCCGCCATGTGGCGATCTTTTTCTCCACCCTGTCCATCTGATCCTGAATCTCTGAAGCGATAAGCCCGGGCTCGGTATTCAGTATGAAGAGATTTATCTGCTCATCCAGAGCTTTTGCTGCTCTTTGTGCCCTGTCGTAATGAGTGAGTTCCCCTACCGGGGTATCTTCACTTTTTTCCTCTTCTTCAGTGGGAGGGTTCATGCCTTCAAAGTTAGTCTCTGACTTACTTTCCGGTACTTCTTCCTCTTTGCTGTTTCCCTCGAAGTTAGTCGGTGCCTTGCTTTCTTCCTTGCCTGTATCCTTCTCTTCCAGTCCCTGACTAACTTTGCGCTCTTTGGTGCTTTCAGATTTTTTAACTTGCTGAGCTGACCTTGATTTTTGTTCAAAGTTAGTCTGTGACTGGCTTTGCGTACTTTCTTTAACTTGCGCCGGCGCAATTTTCGGAAATTCTTTTCCGTATGCCTTTTCCCATCTCATCTTGGGATCATCTTCAAGGCTTTCCTCGTTGCTGACTCTCATTTCTATAGCTTCATACAGTTCATGCCATCCGATTTCCTGCCTCTTATCTTCTCTGACATATACGAGGGCCGGATTGTTACCTGCGCCCGTAAATGAAAGCATCAGTCTTCCTATCCTTGGAACTCTTGCCTGCAGAACCTTTATACCGTCGTTTGTAAGGTTATCTATAAGAATTTCTTTCTCCTTATCAGGACCGGGAGACATATTGTCGATCTGCATTGCCAGTTCTATGAAGATCTCGGGATTCTCTTCAAAGAATGTCCACAGGAACTTCTCAAGGTCGTTGAAGCTTTCCGGAACTGCTGACGGCTCCAGTGCAGCTTCTATGGGTGTGATCTTGTTCTCTTCCTTTACTTCATTCTTGATATCTCTTATCTCTTCTCTTGTGAGTTCCGGAGATATCGACTCTGTTATGGAATCCGGAAGGGATAACATCTCTATGAGCTTGGTCTGGCCAAAGTCCTCATAACCGTCTTTTAAGTGCCCCTCTGAATCTCCGAATCTCTCACATATAGAGATGAATCTGCTTGTCTGATCCGGTGAGAGTCCGTATTCTGTTTTGGCGAAATCGGACATAGTCGCATATCCGCTTCCCTCAAGAATCCCGGTATCTCTCGCTTCTATGAGCAGGAATCCTATCCTCACATAGCTGTCTGCTGCCTTATGGATCTCTTCATCAAACTCTGCCTTGAAGGTGTTATAATTCCTGACTGCTGCCATGGCATCCCTTAATCCCTGTGCCTGGTCTACTTTACTCATATCTGTAACCATTTATCCTTAGCCTGCTGCCGTCTGCAGGCATTCCTCCTTGTTATCAATCGGCTCAAAATCGTTATCAACCGGCATAAAATCATTCTCAAGAACGTCCGCAAGAAGTTCTCCCTTCAGTACTCCATGCCATACTCTGTTGCCGTTTGCACGAAGATCCTTATATTCCTGTTTTCTCTTCTCGTCGCTCTTCTTGGCCAGAACCTTGTCTTCTTTACTGAGCCTCTTCTGTATGACCTTCTGCCATTCCTTCAAGAATGCATTTGCTGCCTTTAAGTCCCTGTTCTGTTTGTCGCCTGTTGTGCGTTTCTGTCTGATGTTCCCAGAAGGTTCGACCTCCAGTGTATACCATGGAACTGTCGGAGTGTCTGCCCTTCTAAGAAACAAGATGTATGTCTCCTTGATATTCATTCTCTGCCAGTAGTATTCACAGGTATGGACGCAGTGACCAAGAGATATGCCCTCTAAGATGATGTCATCTATCTTTGTGGGCGCTACGATGCAGAACTTCTCTCCGGAATACTCATATTTTGTTAGTGTCTTTATTACGCTAACAAGATTCTTGTATTTTTTTCTGAGATTCTTTACCTGATCCTCTATCTTTCCGCGCTGAATAATGTTTATAAGCTCGTTATGGGCTTTGTCGAGTTCTTTAGGCATTGCGAGCTTTCCGTTTTTAATATCCATCTTTAGCTTTTCTGCCATTAACAGATAATCTCTCCATTTTGTGATAGTTCCTCTAAGATCAACAGGGTCCTGCCTGAGGATGTAGTTATATTTTTTCCTATATGATATCTCCAGAGGAATCCTGTCAAAATCACCTGGAAATATCTGATGTTCCTCCATATCCTTGATAAAGCTGTCATCATATATCGTGTTATCCTTTTTCTCCTGCCGGAGCCACAGATAGCAGAATTTTCCTCCGTTTCCTTTTTGGAGTCTCCTGAAACGCATGTTGTCGAGTTTTAGCTTTCCGATTAGACTGGTCTTGTCATTATCGAATTCATGCTCTGAAAGCATTCCTATGTTCACTGCTCTGAATAACGCCTTGCATCCTGCCTTGTAGAGCTGTTCAAGCACCGGATACCTCTTTTCTTCTTCAAGATAGCTAAATATATTTAGGTTATTTTCGACCCTGTTTCTGTCAAGCATTGCGGGGACAGCGCTGAATTTTGATATCAGTTTTCGGTCTTTTCTTGAGCCCTCATAATATATTCTTCCGGTACCACAGGCAAAATAATCATCATACAAAGCCCATCTGAGACCTTTGTTTTTCCAGTTTGTAAAAAGGTATTTGTGTATATAATCCTCGCCTCTTATATACCTTGTCACCTCGTGAATGTCCCATATAGGATTTTCAGCGCTCTCCCAGCCCTTTCCTCTGTATCTTAGGGTAATCAGGAACTGTCTGGCGATTATCCGCCCTTTGCTGTACTGTACAAGTTCTGCTCCATTTTTTCCTATCTGCTGTGCAGAACTAAGGCACTGACTCATTCTGTTTACGTGCTTGTATATGATCTTTGCTCCACATTCAGGGCATTTCCCATTTTTGTTGTGTACAGGTGAAAAAGCCTTATAAGGTAAGAATGTTTTAAGCTTTATATACTTATCACATCTCGAGCAGTAACCTTTCTCTTTATCTGAGTCATAGAAGAGATAGTGCTGTTTTATGCCGTCTTTCTTGATCCACTGATAAAAGTCTTCGGGAACTTCCGGAACGGTTGCCATCTCTTCATCCCAGGCATCGGTTGTTTTCCTGTCCTTTTCTTTTATCTTTTCTGCCCTGACTCCCTCCTGAAACTGTAGGATGCCTTCAACGCCTTTTTTAGTTGTGCCGAGTACTGTCTTTATTGTTTTCAGTGCGTCTCTGTTTAGCCAGCATGTCTCATCGAAATCGGTATATGAGTACCATGGCCTGTAAAAATTTATAATACTGTCTATCTTGCAGCTTCTCCACTTTTCAGAGCCATCCTCGTCCCACTCCCTTGTTATGTAATCTCTGTTCCAGGGATCTATGAAAACCTCCGCAAAGGGTGTCCTTATATCATTTCGCAGGTCCTTGACCTTATACAGCGATACCTTCACATAGCCCTCAAGGTTCTGAACCCTGCCATAATATGCGTATTTGTATGTGTGCAGCTTACTTTCGTATCGCTGCGTCTTATAGTTATATCCTGCCGAGGAGTGCTCTCCTTTTAGCATCTTTGCCTTCTCGATCATCTCTTTGGTGGCATACAGTGAGCGAAGTGCTCTTAAATCTCTCTTTATCATCAGGCACCTCCTACTCAATTCCTTTATAGGTGTCTGCTTTTACATCCTCTCCAACGACATAGACTGCTGCCGCTGTGATTGCATTGCCCTCTGTCTTAATGAGTCCTAGGATATCTCCGTCCTTACCCTTGGCCTTGGGATCCTTGCCCTTGACGATTACAAAGCCGTTTATGGCAGTGCCCTTGTCATTGTTGACCCTTGTGTGTTCGAGATCCGGATGTCTTGCTATATATTTGATGCATTCGCAGACAAATTCGTGGCGCGTGAGCTCTCTCAGGATCTTCATCTTGGTACAGGCTATCTTTGTGTCCTGACCATCCTCTGATATATCACCTGCTGCCTCAACGATGCATATCTTGTCCTGTCTGTCTCCGTACCACTTAAGACAGTCGAGAGGATTCTGAGCACAGTGAAATCCTCTCTCATGGGCGTCTGCATACTTTTCTGTGTATGTTTTGCCTACTTCGTACTGAAATATTCCTTTTCCGAAAGTGCAGGTCATATCCTTGTTAAATCCTTTATATGCAATCATTCCTTACCTCCCAGGTAATATTCCCTTGCCTTTTCTTTCACGTCCTTACTGGAAGGTATACCCAGGTAGATGGGCGGATCGAGTTTTGCAGCCTTTACAATCCTGTCGTCAAGCTTCTCTTTGATTTCGAATCCATGTTTTAACAGTATTCCTAAAAGTTTGTAGAGAGGTTTTCCTTTAGATCTGACAGCTGCTGCCAGCTTCTCATCCTCTTCAATCATCTGAATGATGATATCTGTCCAATCATTTACCATTCCCTTGGTCTTAAGGTCAGCCTTCTCTACTGTGATCTTTCCAATAGCAGCGAGCTTAAGTGTTGTAAGTTCATCCACGACTCCGCTCATATAGTCCTCTCCATCCTCGCGATCGATTCCGTTCTCTTCGCAAAGTTTCAAAAGTCCTTCCCTGTCTCCTGCTGCCTTAAGTTCCTCTGCTTTCTTATTGATTTCTTCAAAACTAGTAAATTCCCCGAATTTCTCAAACATACTTAATTTCCTTTCGTTATATAGTCAGCTATTACTTTGTACCTCTGTTCCAACTTTGATATCTGTGATTTCTTCTCATCTATGTCCTTCTGGTAGGTCCTTATCTCCTGATCAAGCGCTTCGAGTTTGTCTTCGAGAGCTTCTTTGACTGCGATGGGAATCATTACTTCATTTGGTTCTTTCATTATCTGCGGAGGCTCCTCAAGCATCTTCTTTTTCAGCTCTTTGGCCTGCTCTTCAGATATATCTGCCTTTACAACAATTTGTGCCGGCGCAATTTCCTTCTTTTCTTCCATTTCTTCTCCTACAGGTTTCCTCGGCTTGCCCTTTGGCCAGCCTCCCTTCTTCTTAATCTGTGGCTTTGTGATTGCATCCCAGGCAGATCTTGCTATCCTGTCTGCTTCTTCCTGCTCTTCTTTTGTGAGCTCTAAACCGTATTCATCTGTCTGTACTCTCTTCTTCATGCTTTCATCCCCCGTCAATGTAGTTCTTTGCAAATACTTCCATCCATTTTGCATGGCCGTACACTATCTCAAAGGCTTTCTGACCTATCCGGATGAGTAGAAGGTCAATCTTGCGGTTTCTATGTACTGCTTCAGGCCCCAGCTCGTGATGTTCAGGGCAAAGCCATACCCACAGACCGTATTTATCTGCAAGCCTTCTGTTTGCGGTTCCATGCATTATGTGATGTTTATGGAGCCCTTTATCGGTAAGGTCTCCATAATATCCCTCCTCCTCTGCCAGAGCCCTGCAGAAATAACATTCTTTTCTGCCGGATATCTGGACTATTGACCTGCTCAAAATCTCGCCTTTTTAGTCTGCGTGACTTTTGTGTCTATGATGAGGCGGTCTTCCTTATCGAGCCTTAAGGTGTAGGTTGTGGTCCCGCCTGCCTTGATAGTGACCTTCTCGGCATCATATTCCGTAACTGCATCGATAGCGCCTAACATAAGGCTGTACATCGATCCCTTCTCAGGCCAGTTTTCCTCTGCCCACTTGTAAGCAGTATTTTTGTTGTATGTCTGCTTTCTTGCTGGTTCTCCCTCTTCACAGGTGCATTCCTCTTCTGCAATGCTGTCGAGCTCGCTCTGCGGTGTTCCCTCTTTTGCCCATACCATGCGGTACTGCTTACAATATCTACACTGTCCTTGAAGTTGGATCTTGTTCGGCGGTGCAATTCCCGGAGCATGATCTTCTTCTCTCGTTACGTCCATTACTTCATTTCCCCTTTCCTTTGATTTTTATCATGTTCAGCTGCTGCCTTATTCAGCTGCTGTAACGACCATCCGTGATAGGTGTTCTTTTCTGATGCCGCAGGAATGACATATTCGTGATTCCAGGCATTCTCCTTGATGTATTTCCAAAGTCCTGCACATTGCACAGGCTTACCTTTGCCATTCTTCCACTTCTGCTTTTCCCACTTCTCAGGCCATCTGTTCTTAAGGGCACTTCTGACTACAGGGTCCGTTGTGAATACTTTTACCTGCGTATCTGACTTAAGGAGCGATACTCCTGCTATAAGTGCTCTTAAGGTGAGTCCCTGCTTTGAACCTTTATAATGAGCGATAGCGTCCTTTGTTATCGGTGTGCCGTCCTTCTTGATAAATTCAAGGATGTAAATGCATTCACCCTCTCCATCTCTGACAGCTGACTCTATATAAATATTTACCTTTGGCAGGATCCTCTCCGGCTTTTCCTCTTTCCTTGCTTCCAATGTCTTCTCTATTACCTTTTCAGGTGTATTCTTGATAAAGTATCTTTGGTATTTCTTACCTGTATACGGATTAATGCCCTGGATCAGCGACTCTATATCTACGAACCATCCGTAAGGAGCTTCGGGCTCTCTCATGTCTCCGTAATAGTTCTCCTTGCTGATAATCTCAGGTTTCTTTAAATTCCTTGAGCATCTGTATACAGGAACGTTCTTGCCTTCCTTGCGGATCTCTTCCTGCTCTTCCTTGGTCTCTGACTTTGCAAGGTACTTGGCGAGATCTTCGTAATTCCCCTCATCGTATAATTTGCTGTGGGATGTGGTTCCGTATTTCTTCCACTTCTCCCTTATGAGAGCTGGCATATCCATTCCTTTATCCCAGAGCGATTCCACTATCATGTGATGGTGATAATGACCTGCTCTCTTGCCCTCTTCAGTTACTACGATGTATTTGAATGGAATATCATATTTCTTCAGCTCCCTGCTGATGTTCTCTCTGAACCTTCCGAATCTGTATGCTGCCTCTTCATAGTTCCCCGGCTGGTCATCCTTTGGGTATCTGAGGATTATGTGCCATCCCCCTTGGAAGTTCATAAGGATAAGACTCTGTAGTCTCCTCTCCCTTGCCTTCCTGTTATGCTTCTGCTTTATCTCTGGGGAGATATTCTTTTTCTTCTTTCTCCTCTTACCTGGAGCTCCATATCCTCCAGCAGCATATTCATGTATCTCAATGATGTCGGAAGTTAGTCTGCTACTAACTTTGACGTACATTCCCTCACCTCAAAAATGCTTATAAGTTTAGAAATTTTTAATGCTATCGATTCAGGGCATTTCTCCCCGAAACTTTTCCCATTTTATGCGGTTTTTCTTGCTTTTTGAGTTCTTTTAGGGTATAATCAAGTAGTAAATAGGATTCCCCGAAAGAATCTCATTTCGCACCTGCTCCCACAGGTGCTTTTTATTTGCCATGTTTTCTCTCAAGCTCTTCTGACAAGTCCAATACTTTCCTGGCATATTCTGATATTTCACCTGTCTTTCTGTATTTCCTAAGACCAGTGCGGTCTCCGTTATATCTGATAAGTACCTCTGCAGGATCCTCATAGTCCTCGAACAGTTCATAGAGATAATCTGCAGCCACTATCATGGATACATCTATGTCGTACATGTCTTCCTCATGTAACCCGAACTTCTCCATTCTCTCAATCTGCTCACTGCAGTCGAGATTTATCTGCATAAGTCCAACGCATGATCCGTTCTCCGCTGTGGGTATGTAACTGGATTCTACAAAAGCAATCGCCTCCAAGAACTCCGGACATATGTCATACATATTCCCGCAGATCTGAGCAGACTCCTGTACGTCGTAAGGTATATCTTCGTCGTAATATAGGAGTGTATCTGATCTTACGATGTAACTCTCTGCTTCAGGAGCCTCTGTTCCTATCAGTGGCTCGAAGCTCTCCTCAACCGTCTCTTCTTTCAGGTTTATGAGCTCTTTATCTGTTTCCTCTGAAAAAACCAGGTCGTTCAATTTATACTCTTCCTTTTGTGGATAGTATCTAAGATACTGGGATTTCCATGCCTCCTGACCTGCAAGCAGGCCAAGGAATGAGCCCAGCATAAGACTTACAATTTTGTTCTTCATTGATTCCCCCTAGTACACTCCCGGCACGAGGCCGGGAGATTAAAGATCCGCTTACGCTTTGATTGCAAAAGCAGGGCGCACGCCAAAAGCGTAGGAAGCGAAGCTGCAGCCACAACCGCCGGCGGCGGCCGCAAGCGCGAAGTCCGCCGACGACACGACGTCACGCAGCCACCAGTACGCATAATCATTCTTATAATCTGCAACCCTGTTCTTTCTGATCTTGAAGAACTCAAGCTGTCCAGCACAGTCATCAAAATTCTCATCGCATCCGCAGACTTCCTTAAGGGATAACAAATATAATTCGTCTCCGTTTTCATCAGGAATGAGCCTTGCCTGCAATTTGGCTGGAAGAAGGTTATAGAATTCCTCTGCAAGATACTCTCTTAGGTCTGATTCCAGGTATCCGCCTTCAGTGCCTCCCTCTTCATTCATAGGTCTTTTGGCGATACATTCGTCGAATATAAACAGGATCCTCTTATCATTCTTATCAATTGCTGTGGCTGTGTATTTCCTGCCGTCTGTAGGCTTTATTTTTATCTTGTCGCCTACGACTATTTCTGACGGTTCTGTGTGAAATGTCATCTGTCTTATAATTTTCATCATCTTCTCCTTTTTTTAGTGGGAGCAGCACGTAGGTATGGCCGCTCCCTTTATGCAAGAAACATTCTCCGTTCAGGATGGAGTTCCGAATGGATCTGCAGACTGTGGCATCTGCAAGTCCTAAATATCCAGTGATTGCTGGGTATTTTCTTTCTTAACCCGGTCTTTGCCAAGGTATCCGCAATTTAAAAGGTCCTGCCGTAGTTCATTCCAGAAGAGATACATTACTATGAGCAGGTCATTATCTTTCTTGAAATCCGGTGGTATAGTCTCAAGCCACTGTTCTTTCTCTTTTAGACTCATGTGTGATACATCTACGACAGTGTCTATTGCTTTGTCGAAATACTTTGCTTTCTGTTGTTCAAATAAGAATCCTGTAATTTCCATCTTGTCTTTTCCTTTGTGAGGGGAGGGGAGCTGCCGGAACGACTTTGGCAGCCCCTCTTCGTATAGAGGCTATCAGTTGCCAACTCCCAGGGCCTGTGTTCCCTGCATGCCTTATGGCATCGTCTGCTAAATGAGTTTTCTTAGGTTATTCCATTGAGGAATATTGGATTATAGGATGCAGACGGTCATCCTGAATGGATGTGAGGCTGTGACACTCTCACATCCCGCTATAAGATGCTGTGCTTCTCGTCCTTGGGAACGTTCAAAGCTCTCATAATCTCTTCATAGATTCCTATGGGCATGAGCTCCGGATTGTTCAGGTACTTTCCGAAGGTCTTATTGCTGCCGCAGGTCGTATGTGATCGGAGCTGTTCTTTGGTCCTTATGTGTCTTATCTTCATGTATTTCTCTACAGTTCCCTGGAATAATTGTGCGTCCATAACTTACCTCTTCAGACAGATTTATATGCCGCATTGGCTTATCCTTATCTTTTCAAGTGCCTCTGTGTCAAAATAGATAGGGCTGTTCTTTCCAGTGGCATTCTTCCATGCCACTTCCTGTCCCTTGGTGGCATATATCTCTCTTAGGAAGCGTTCACTAAAGCCCATCTTCACTAATTCAGTCAGCCTCATGACCTGACTCGGGTATTTCATAGGGTCCTCCTCTCTGTGCTATACTCCTCTTACAGGGCGGCTGCCACCGCCCAAGTAAAATGGAAGGAGATTAAATAAAATGACAAATAATGAAATTGATAGATTACATGACGTCTATCAAAAACATATCGATGATTCCGAGACTGCTCCGCTAAAGACTAACGAATTACTTGGCGAATTAAACGATAGGTTGAGCACCCTTGAGCAGTCTCTCAGCGAATCAGAATCTATAAATAGATTCCGTTTTAAATTGAATATTCTAATATCAGTCATGGCGATGCTGGCCGGAATAGTTGCTGCTTTCTGCGGAATAATCAGTTTAAAATAAGCTTTATGGCTATGCAAATAATCCCGATGTCATTTAGCATCATCGCTATAGCAAGGATTATCTGCACTCTTGCCAGGATTTTTATTTCTTTTTCTGCTCTTTCACACATCTTTTTTCTCCTAGTCATCAAGGATTGTTTATTGGTAGATGTGTCAACATCTGCCGGTGTTATAATCTCCTTACAGGGCGGCTGCCACCGCCCAAGTAAAATGGAAGGAGATAATGAAATGTTTGACTCACCATTACCTGATGTCGTGACAAAAGTTCGGATTGGCAAGCTAAGAATATATATTTATGCTTACCGGAAGCTTAGTGAGTCCGAATGTAAAGCTGCGATAAAAGCTTATATGCTCCAACAGAAGCTAAAGCAGTTGCCAAAAAGCGGATCACTGAAAATAGTTTCCATTTTGGGCTTTGATCAATAAGTAGACCTATAAAAAACCTCAGTTCCTTATACCCATGGATACGGATCTCATTATCTTTATTCATGGGTGCTATGACTATTGAATCCTTGTCGCAATGGACGGTATATATCAGGCAATCCTCTACTTTTTTCATTCTTTCTGTCTCCCAAGATTGTTTATTGTTAGATGTGTCAACATCTAACAATATGTACTACACTCTACCTAGGTAGAGTGCGCCCAACGCCGTGAAAATACATGAATTTAATTCATGTTTCTGCGCAAAAAAATTTGGCTCAACTGAACACCGTAGTATTCTGCGACTGCCATTACTTTGCTTATAGCTACGTTGGAAATATCTTTTTCCCAAGCGTTATATGTCTGTACAGATATACCAAGGTCTCTAGCGGCCTGTTCCTGGGTAACATCTTTTCGGGCCCTCAACTCTTTAATTGTGTATTTCCTTTCTGATTCCATTTCTTACCTCACTCACTTGAATTATTTTCAAGTTCTTATGTGAATACCTTACATGAATAATTTTCATGTGTCAATACTTCTCTTGAATATTTTTCAATTATTCTTGAATTTAATTCACGCGCACTATAAAATATGTATACGGAGGTATCGGTATGTATATAGGAAAGAATATTAGATACTTAAGAAAATTACATAATCTGTCACAGGACGATCTTGCTGCCAGATTTGGCTATAAATCCTACACAACTATTCAAAAATGGGAAGCCGGAACATCTGAGCCTCCTATTGGTGTTGTTGATGAGCTGGCAAAAATGTTCAGAGTCGATATTGATGCTTTTGTAAAATCAGATCTTGAACTGCCTGCTGCCTCGAATGAGCAAGATACTCCAAGCGAAACAGAGCTCCTTAGGATATTCCGCAGGCTGAATGAGGATGGTCAAAAAGATCTCTTAAAATATGCTCGAATGTCTGAAGTTTCCGGAATATATTTAGCAAACGGATCGGATCTGTCTGGCGATGGAGATATCTTAGATGATAAAGAATCTGAGGATGGGATTGCCTAAAAGAGAGTTATATAAAAATTTTTTTATTTGCGCCGGCGCAAAAAGGAGGTGATCCTATGGCAAATGCAAGGAAGCTCCCCAGCGGAGCATGGCAGACAAGACCGACTAAGATCATAAACGGAAGGAAAGTCAGTAAGAGTTTTACTGTGCATCCTGATGAGTGCAGTGGAGATTCATGGAGTGTGAAGTCCAGGAAAGCAAAAGCTCAGTCTGAACTCCTTGCAAGAGAATGGGCACTTGAAGTAAAAGAAGATTCCTCCGTGGATCCTACCATAGACAGGGCACTTCAAAATTATATAGAGGACCGTGCGAAGGTTCTTTCTCCGAGAACCATATACGATTATAAACGCCTGCTGCACTTTTATGATAAAGTTAAGGACATTTATATATCTGATGTAAAATCGTCCGATATTCAGGCTCTGGTGAACGAATGGGCTGTATCTGTGACGGCCAAGACCATACAGAACAGACTTAGTCTCCTTTTATCTGCTCTTGATTATTCCGGATGCGATAGAAAATTCAAATTAAGATACCCTCAGAAGAGAGTTAAGAAAATAGAATCCCCTGATATTGAAGATGTACAGAGACTACTCGCCAATGCTTCTGACGATTTTAAACCGGTCATTGCCCTGGCAGCCTTCGGATCGCTCAGGCGCGGTGAGATTGCTGCTCTTAAAGGCTCTGACATATCGAGGGATATGAATACTGTATTTGTCCATGCCGGCATCGTGCAGACTGAAAACGGCTTTGTATACAAAGATATCCCAAAGACTTCTGACAGTGTCCGCGTCGTGGATCTGCCTCCTTTTATCATGGAGCTGTTGCCCGAGGTCGAGGATCCTGATGAGTACGTTCTCAAATTCAACCCTAACCAGATAAGCCGGAAATATGAACGTCTTCGAGAAGCGTGCGGTATAGATGCAAATTTCCACTCGCTCCGTCATTTCGCAGCAAGTTTCAGGAGTGACATCGGAATCCCGCGGAAGTACATTGAGGAAGTGGGTGGATGGAGCGGTGATTCTACAATTCTTCAGAACGTATACGACAACGCTCTTGCATCCAGCAGAAAGAAATATACTCAGATGGCCAACAGGTTCATCGAGGATAATTTTGAGAATGTTTTGAAAACTTCATAAAGTTACTCGAAATACTCGCCAATTTTGGCGAGTATTTTCAGTTGGATTAATCCAACTATTAATCCAACTTTTATGTGTACTTATTACATTTTATGTGTAAAATCTACATTTTTTATGTAAAATCTACACGCAAAAAAGCCAGTAACCAAGCGGCTTTGAATCAATTTCCGCTTAATTACTGACTTTTACCATTTCGAGCTGGCAACGGGAATCGGACCCGTGACCTCCGCACTACCAATGCGACGCACTACCGACTGTGCTATGCCAGCAATCCGTGACCTGTGTTAGTCACAAATGATATAATACCAAGCAGTCATACTAATTGTCAATGACTGTTTTTCAATTTATAGTTACTATTTCAGCTGTTCTACGTGATACCCCCTTTTAACAGAGCCTCTCCTCACGTAATCCGCCTAAATATTTCAGCCGTTCTACGCGATACTCCCTTTTAACAATAGTTCTCCTCACGTAATTCGTCTAAATATTTCGGCCACTCTACGTGATACCCCCTTTTAACAGAACCTCTCCTCACGTAATCCGCCTAAATATCTGCTTATTTCTACGTGAACTGCAATAAGTTAAGAGTAGCATGTCACGTAGACACTATGAATT